TTGAATGCAAGCACCTGTTATAATATCAATTATTCCTAACGAACTTGACAAGTTAGCAACTATCACGCCAAGAACAAGACCTTTGGCCAATCTTTTATCTAATATGCCAAAAGGAAGCAGCAAGGTAGCTACTCTAAATTGAAGCGGTCCAAAGCTGACTGCGTTTAATGTATAACATAAAGTTACATATGCTGCACATATAATACTATTTAAAGCTATTCCCCTTATTTTTTTATTTTTCATAAAGTCCTCCTTTTATTTTTTGGAAAGTACACCATATTCCCATATTGTGATCATCTATTATTTTTAAATCTTTAATTCTTTTGCCACTTCTTTTTAGTTTTTTTGAATATATACATCCATTTTTTAAATAATACGAAGTACCAAATCTACTCCCACTACAAACCGAACTACTATCAACAGTATCGAATTTAACAGTTGGATTATTTAGATTTTTTAACCTTGTATATCCCAAACCGTGAATTTTAGCTCCACAACTATGTGCTATGCTAATCATTTGGTTTAAAATCTTCTCATTTTTAACCCATTTACATTCTTGAGTTAATCCACTAGCACCATTTGCAACATAGTTATAGTCTTTACACATCTCTCTCCACCTTTTTAAACCTAAACATTTATGAAAAACTGGTATGCTTTTTTTATTTGTTCTTGCTTCTAAATAAGCTGTCATTTTATATGTTTCTTCAATCCCGATAATTGTATAAAGATCCAGCTCAAAGAAATATTTGATATCATATTTATTAATAAAATCAATATAACTGTCTAAATATGATTTTATATCTTCGTTTTTATTGGAATTCATAAAAGTAAATGCTCCACTGTCCAACAAAAACATTTTGCAATCTTCACTTAGATAGTATTTCATTAATTCTTCTTTTCTAGAAAAATTTCTTAAATACCAATAGGACTGTAAAACAAAAGCCGGTTTAGAATTATTGATAACTTCAGGACTTGAAAACAAGTAACCAGAACCTGCTAAGAAAATTTTCATGCTATATCAACATTTTCATATCCAAGCGACATTAATTTGTCCTTGCACTCATTTGCTTCATCTTCTGTGGTAAATGTTAATTTTACAATGAATTTTTTTGTTTTAGTATCCTGGGTTAAATATTCCATTTGTTTTTCAAGCTCATCATCTAATATATCCACATTAAGGAAACCAAAATCGCTCATATTAATACATGCAATATTATCAAGTTCTATATCCAGTAACTCAAAATCCCATGTAGCGAATTCACTAACTTTATTATCAGCCAGCCTAAACGCTTTTATCTGTTCCTCGGTTAAATCATCGGCCACAATGCAGGGAACTTCGGCAAGTTTTAATTTTACAGCTGCTTTTAGTCGTGTATGGCCAGCAACAATCACATTATTTTTATCTATAATGATCGGAACTTTAAATCCAAACTGTTTTATCGATTCTGCAACCGGACCGACTGCATCATCATTGTTTCTAGGATTGTTTTTATACGCTTTAATTTCGCTTGTTTTGAACATTTTAATACTAATACTAATAAATATCCCTCCTCGGTTAAATCACGCTTAAAACGAAAATAAAAAAGCACCTCAAGGGTGCTAAATTATTTAATTGGCGTCGATAGTAAGATTCGAACTTACGCATGGATCCTCCATCTAACTGTTTAGCAAACAGTCCTCTTAAGCCACTTGAGTATATCGACATTGGGAAAGGTGGTTTATAGGATTGTTTCATTTAAACCACGATATCATATTAACACATAAAAGTACGTTCAAACTAGGTTCAAAGTGGGCTCACTTTAGGTCCAAACTACGTCCATTTTAGGTTCACTTTGGGTTCAAAGTGGGTTCATTTTAGGTCCAAATATATAAAAATATTGTTACAAAATAAAAAAGACCCTTAAAGGATCTTAGAATGTAATCTATATACAAAAATTCCAAATTAAGAAAGTGATTACAAATATAAAAAACAAAATTGTCACTAATACAATCATTGTTATATTAATAAGCTCACTTTTTTTGATTTCCTTTTCAGTTAACCTAAGTACAAACGTAATAAAGGCATATATAATAGTAATCATTATAATACCCATTAAAGACCCTAAACAAACCACCTCAATTAACGGTATAGTTTGCATATCGGAAAAATCAAACAAATTATTAAGCAGTGTCATACCGCCAAACATCACAAAAGCAATACCGACAAATATAGATATCATCGCAATAAAATCAGAAGTAATTTTGTTTTTTATATCTTCTGAATCTTTAGCTACTTTAATT